CCAGCCGCAGTCGTGTGCTCGAGGATCAGCACTTCACCCGGCCAGAAATGCAAGCTAGTCAATGGCAACGCTTGCGTGAGTGTATCGAGGTCTGCATACACTACATCACCACTGTCCAGGTCCGTATCCGCAGCAATCGCGACTTGATTGTCCTTCGGATACTTCTGGTCGACGTTTCGGTCGCCATTTCCACGAGTCAAAGTCGTGCCACCGATCGTGAGCGCCTTCAGGACGGTTTCAGTCCCACCGACTGTGGTAGCCTTCTTCAAGCTTACTACTGGGTCTGTCGCTTGCGCAATGAAGTCCTCAACAATAGCAACTCCAAATGCAACCACTTCACAATGCACCGGGCAGACGAATTCGTACAGCAACGTATTGCTGGTTTCTTCCACCTGCACTTTGGCATCTTCCGGAGTGTCACCGGCGTAACGGCTAGCAAAGCCACCAACAATCTGATACCCTGTCATTCCAAGATCCATGTTTTCATTCTCCTTTCAATTAAAGTCCGTTATTAGCTGGCGACCTGCGACGTGAAGTGGATGGTGTGCTCTTCGCCGTCTGTGGAGAAGTCCCACGGGCGCGCAAAGCCCAAAATCCCGTACCAGGCGAGACCTTTGTCCCTACCATACTTCACTGCCAACTTGTACCGCAGTTCTTCCGGGAGGGCCACGCCTTCAATGACGGGGTCATCTCCAATCAGAATCGCTTCACCGATCGCATTGTCTCCAACTTCTTCGGCCAGCGCATCGCTGTTGTTCGACTTCACGATACGACAGTTGTAGGTAATTTCGTCGATCTCGCCATTGAAGAGCTTCCGGGGATACGCGAAGTGCGCAGCTTCCTGATACTCGGGATCGTCGAACAACCCACGAGCCGCCGTAACTGACAACACGATCACGTAGTTGCCGTCGCTCATCGGAGGGATGATGTTGCCGGTGTTGCCGGAACCAAAGATGCCCTTACGCGCTGCATCAACCATCTCCTTCAAATGGAAGAAGTTGAACTGCGTAACAGCTTGCGTCGAGGGCGTACCGTCAACGTCCCAAGTTTGGGTGGTGTCGCTGGTCGGGATGTACTTAATGTCTCCCGCCTTCAGTTGATCCGCAACTTCTTCATCGAGGACTTTCTTCTGATCGTTCAGGATGACCTTTTGAACTGGCTGGCTGGGGTTGAACTCCGAAAGAGTTTCCAGCTTGCCGGTCCATGGGATGCTATTTCCGTATTCAGTAACGGATAGCGAATCTTTCACGATGGAGAACTTCGTTTCGGGGATGTCTTGGAATTCACCAATCTGGCCGCCTTGCGTCTCGGCCATGCTGACTTTGTCGAAGTCAATCGACTCGCCCCGCTGTTTGCCGAACCCGGGCTCAGGCCGAGAAAACTGCCTGAAGATGTACCGGCTCGTGTTATGGAATCGTAGCTTGCTGCTCAGCCGTGGGTTCGCAAAGTGCCCACCGTCAGCAGCAACTGTCCAATTTTGACCTGCCATGACTTATCCTTTCGAGCTTATTTTTTTGGATCGTAGCCCACTCCCATATTTTGGGCCTTCGTGGCATTGCGCTCATTCAGATAGTCCACTAGCGCCTGCTCTTCCTCAGTTGTATTTGAGGGGGAAGGCGGAGGAGCACCTGGAGGCAACATCGTCACTGGCCCACGCGGAGGCTCTACGTAGTTGTGACCACCCGGAGGCGGATTAGCAGGGGCTTGAAAATTTTGCGAAATGTAGGCGCGTGCAGCTTTAGCAGCTTCCTCAAGGCGATCGCCTACGGGCTTTCGAGGGTCAGTTTGGCCCATGAAAGTCCGAACGAGCGGCTCATGCTTAACTAGGTCAGGATTGCGCAACTTAAAATCAGCAACGGCCATAGCATTTTGCACGGTGTTACTCACAATCGTGCCGACCTTTTGAAGGAGGGCATTTTCGCGAGCTTCGAGGTGCGCGTGCGGATTCATAATGAAATCTGCAGCAGCGTTGCTAGGCTGCGGGTTCCCACGACCGTAAGGGTCGTAGCCCGGCTGACTGTAAGATGCTGGTCCCACTGTTGGCACTGGTTCTTGAGGCGCTGCGACTGCAGCTTCCAGGAGGCGGGTCATGTTGCTGAACTTTTCATTCAGCTCATTGAAACCCTTTTCTAGGCCTCCATACCCTAATTCCACGGCTTCTTCAAGCGAGTTGTACTTACCCGCATATTTCTTCGGTTGGTTTGCTGGATTCCCGGCGTCGTTCTGGGGCTGTCCGGGGTCAGGTGTCCCAGGGTTATTCAGTATAGCCATTTTCTCTCCTCATTTAGGCTGCTGGTTTATTCGCGGAGACTAGTGATTCTAGAACTGCGGCGGCATTCTTGCCTATCTTTCCCGCATTGCTCAACTCCTTCCGCATCCTCCATAACTCACAAATGGATGCTCGGTAATCTAGTAAAGGGCCTAATTCAGGTGGACACTGCCGAAAACCATCTAGCAGTGCGCCTAGCCGCTTCTCCAGCAACGGATCGAGGACGTTCAGTACGCTTTGTGCGCTTGCACCCCGCTCCATTTCTTTCCAAGCGGTGTCGATCTTAGCAATCGCCGCGCTAATCGGTTTCGGTTCAGTAGCCACTTAAATAGCCCTTCTCATAACTGGATTTCTTTTTCTTCTTTTTCTTACTTTTTGATTGTGCCACTGTATTTCCCCCTTTTTGCTACGTTGCCAGTATTGCCACTGCCACGACCTTCCGCAGGTGACCACGAGCCATCAGGCTCTAGGAAACTGACGTCACTTTTCGGGCCACCTTTGACATTACCACTCTTATCAAACGACGAAGATTCATAGCCAGTCTTGCCCATCTGCTTGGTGTCATCTGGAGTGGGCTTGCGCTCGATGAATCGGTCTGTGTTAAGGCGATCGAGTTTTCCGAGGTTTCCTCCATTAAATCCGCCTGGGGGAAACTTGTGTCCTGCTGTTTCTTGGCTCTCAGAACTCTTAATGCTTTGCGTTTTTCCGCCGACGTCGTATCCGTAGCTTTTCGTTGGTTTCCCATCTTTGCTTACTCCTGGCATACTAAATCCTTTCGTGTCCGGTTACCGGACGGGTTTTTTATACGCTCTAGCGTATATTTAAGTTTTATACGCCTGGGCGTATCATCGCCTCATCATTTGCATTAACTGCATTAGCATTTGCTGATTCATTTGCATCGGCTGCCCACCACGTTGGAGTGCGTTTGCATTCCCTTGCGGACCACCGCTCGGGTTATCACGAGAACCACCAAGGCGCGCGCCTTCCTGCGCATTACGTGTCTGCATCGGTGTAGCTTGTGGCTGAGGCCCGCCGGCGGCCGGCATGCCAGGAGGAGGTAGCATACCCGTAGGTGGCCCACCGGCAGGCGTGGTGACGGAACCTTGGCCAGGACTGATTAACAATCGCTGGGGGTCCCATCCCATAGGCATCAAAATCTCCTCGAGCATCGCAATCGGATTCAATTGTTCTATGAATCCTGGTAGGTAACTGAGGAGCGTAAGTATCTCCTTCAATTCACCTATTCGTTGCGCTCGGTCTATCATCACTGACATACCCCTAACTTTAAAGGCGTAATCACCTACCATCGTCGCGTAGCGCTCAGCCGGCTGCATGTTTTGCAGGAGCATCGAAAGTTGTGGGTAGTTATCCACCAGTCGCTCGAGCATGTAGTTCTCATTATACTGATAAATAACCTTTGTGCCTTTCGTGAGCGCAGGTTCGAGCAGAGTAACTTCAAGATTCCTGGCACTTTCATCCAGACCCTCGAGGGAAGCCTGCGTCTTAATATTGACTTCGCCCAGCGTTTGGCCCTTTGCAGTACCAGTTCCGCCCACCCATTCATTGACGAAGCTCCCTTCTTGAAAGTACCTCTCGAACATCGCAACTGTGTTCATCGCCTCTTGCGGCGTCTTGCCCACTTCCACCGTTTGTACGAGCTGCTCATTCGGAGCACCACTGCCTTGCCCCGACTTCCTGATGAACGTTTTGCCAGGATAAATACCGTTACGAGCTTCCGCAGGATCCTCCAATTGATCTACATCAATCGCGAAAGCTTTCATCGCATCGAAGAGCCCACCATCTGCAATGAGGCAAGCAAGTTGAGTGATGGATTTTGCAATCTCCGCCACATCTTCAACCATACTCCGATTGTACGTGCTGAATGGAACCATGTAAGGTGACCCAACCACATACGGGTGTTCACGGTGGAAGAATGGATTAGTGCGCGGCTTACGAATCAGTATATCTTCATCTGCCAGCGTGAACGATGCATCTGCCATTACGAGCTTGCCCTGCGAATCGTAGATGTCACCCCAGTAATGGTACAAGTTGATGTTGCGGAAGTAATCGTTCGCGTTGTACCGAGCCTCGTGCGTCTGGTCAGTATCATCTTGTGATTTAGTAGGGCCTGAAAGTTTATTCCTCAGCCGCTCGACAGCCTCTGCCTCATAAATACCATCTGGATTTGACGAACTCTTCACGAGTGCTTCCAGCTCGTTTAGCGCTGCCTCATCACGTTCGATGACTGATCGCCCACGAGTTCCCGGCACGATCCAGAAGTTCTGGGGATTCACGCACATGATCCCGAGTTTGCCTTTATAAGTGTCGTTCAGCTTGGCAGTTTTTTCTTCGCGTGTCGTACTTCCAACCTCCAGCCCGAACTCCATCACTGGCTCATCAATAACTTTCGTCTCAAGGCCTACCTGCGTGTCACGCACTCGCATCCAAAAGATCTTCAGGATCGAAGTAGAGGTAATCAGGCCGACGCGAAATGCGGTCACAATTTCCTCGATAGCCGCTGCCTGATCCATCCAGTAGTCGGTCAGCAGCATCGTGTAACGGCCTTTGGTGCGTCCTAATTTCGACTCCGCTTGTATGCCATAAAAAGGTTGGACCTTCAGCAGGGTCTTCCGAAATACACCAACAGCGCGGTCCACTGAGGCTCTGACTTTTGGAATTGGAGTCTTGTGCTGCCACCATAACTTGTCGCTCCAATCGTACTCATTATTATAGAGCGCCCACGATTCTTTCCAGATCAGTTCGCGCGGCTTCCGGTGTTCATCTGCAGTCGCTTTCACCGCCGCAAAGAATCGCTTCAGCTGGGGTTCCTCGAGTGGATCGTCCTCGAGGGATTTCTGAACCTTCGCTCGTCCGGGCTCATTCCGTGGAAGGCCTAACGCGCTTGTATCGTTCCAATTACTTTCAGCCATTTACTGCCTCAGGTCTTGCCTGCCCGAAAGAAGGCTCTTTCACCTTTATGCTTACACCGCCCATCTTCAGGTCAGTCGTTAGGATCTTCCCACAGACGTACTGCAACGCATCGTGGATGTGCGAGAATATATTCTTCTCCGGTTTGGATTTTAGTGTACCATTCTGAAAGGCATACATGTAACCACCATTGAATCCCTTCAGGAGGAATTCACAAGATGGATCTACCAGCATGCATGGATTCCCTCTCACATTGTCTTTAAGAAAGTCGACCACGGCTCCTCGTCGGGCGACAATACTAACTGCACCAAGCACAATACGCTTGGCGCGAAGGGGTCGCTTACTAAGAATGTTGGTATAACTTCTTCCATCAGTTCCGGCTCGATTTTTTCCAGACGGGTCCACAAACTCGACGAACGTAGCATTTGGGAACCACTCAGCGGATAGTCGATTAACTTCATAGGCGAATCGCTCCGTGTCAATATCAACGCCTACGGCTTCTCGTAGGACCATGAGTCTGGAGTGGGGGAATAACTGAACAAACACACAGGCGGGATACAAACCAAAGTCCCATCCACGGCAAACCACAAGTGAAGGATTCCATCCAAGCGGCGTTCTGGACGAATGAAATTCCGCGCCCCACTCGTCAGCGTATACTGGTCTTCCATCGAGCGCCTCCCAAATTAATTCGTACTCCCGTAGCCAATCGGAAGTCGCCAAACCCGCCCTTGTCTGATCTATCCACTCTTGCGTGCGCTTCCGTGGATCAGCTGTCCGGTGAAGTCGCAGAACACGGAAGTGGTTTATGGGATTGTCCCATGCCTTTAGCCCAGGCAGTATTTCTGTAATTGCAATAGCTTCAGGCAACTCCTCACGAATCGCTGAGAGCTGCTCTACTGCTATGGGCATGTCGAGGCTAGTAATTTTCAACTTCGCTCCTAGCAATATGCAGGATTTCGTCCGATTTGCAGAACTCCATATGCATCACGCACTTGCCCCAAGGGAAGGCATTTCCTGGGTGTACTTCCTGTAAGTTTGGTGCTTCCACTAATATCTCAAACTTGCCAGCACGCTCTTGCTCCCACGTTTGACGCACTTTTAAAAACTTCACATTCGAGGGAAGTCGCAAGAATTGTGCTAGCATCGGCAAACTAACCTCTACAATCGCGACTTTTTGTGGTGGCATGTTACTTCATCAAACTGAAGCGAAAAAGTGGGGCGTATTCTTTGCGCTTCACTAACCACGCTTGATCTTTCGCAGTCAGCCGCTCAAGTGTCTGCACGCTAGTCCGTAGCCACCGTGTCAAGCCACGAACTTCTCGCTTCGTCATTTTATGCAAGTTCCGTATTGTAACCTGCGCTACCTTATCCTTGCTCATGATCTCCTCCTATCTCACAAGGTCAAAGCACAACTCTTTGAAGAAACCTTCTTTCGGACTGCTTATGGCTGTGAACTTACCACCACCGTCAATAGTCGGTTTTGAGGCCATGAAAGTTTCACGCGCTTTCTCCCAGAACGCAAACTCATCGGCGAGGATTGCTGTGGCGGTAAATTGCCGCAGCTGGTCGGCACCTTGAGGGACTCCACGTATATAGGAGTCAAGTCCTGGGAATTCAAGATAGCAATACTTGCTACGATATCTTGGACGTAAGAACATGTCCTCGGGAATGTTTTTGAGCATGAACTCTGCACGCTTGACGAGCTCATCAGATTTTTCCTCCTTGTCGCTTACAAAAAAGATGGCAGCTCCAGGTCTGTGAACAGCTAACCACAAATGCAGAAATACCATGAGCCAGGTAATCGTCATACGACGAGATTTAAACAGTGCTACTAGGCGATTGTTTAGCCACTCTGTCGTGATGGCTTCGAGCCACTTTTCGTTCGGGAAAGGCTTTACGGGATTGAGGAGGTCAGTTTGATCGAGGGTGTAAATAACTTCATCTTGAACCATCGCCCATGGGTTGTTAAAGTACACCTGCATGTTGCGGGCGACTTTTTGTGCGGCAGTTTCGCGTGGATTGACAGGCGTGGCAGCTACAGATGGTCCAGGTTGGATGACTGTACTGTTCGGGATTTTACTCCCTATGATTTCTTCCAGCGTGTTCATTCGGCTATTTCGTCGGATGTGACTGAAACTGCGCGACCCGCGCCCTGAGTTGCTAGAATATTTTCGCGCCGCTGTCGATTTAGTTCGCGAATGACATCTTCGCCGTTCACTATCCCGATCAGCTTCTTCTCGACTTTCGCATAGCCGGCACGATCCAGGATCGAGTCCGCACTGCTTTTACGTGCCAGCTCGCTTTTCCCGAACCGCATGATGTTTTTTAGTGTATCGAGTGCTTCGTGCGAAAGCGCCTCTGCTCTCTTAATTACATTGAAGTCAGCCTCCGCTTCCATTTTAGCAAGTTCGGAAACGAACATCTTGCTTGTAGCCACGAGCATAACTGTCTGCACGTGAAGGCCCATCTCTTCTGCAATGATTCGGTAGTTTGCGCCTTCGAGCAAGCGCCGCATGATTTCACGATGACGAGGATTGAGCGACTTCGGCTCCCATTTCGTGGGAGCGGTATTCGTAGCAGCTGTCTCAGCTTCGGCGGGCTCGGGTTTGGGATTGACTTCAATGAGTTCATCGAGGTCTCCTGGTTCGATAGGGGAGGCAGGCGTGAATCCGGGCATTTGCATCTGAGGCATGATGGTATGATCGTACACTAAAAATGTGGGTTTGTCAAGCTCAAAAAACGTAATGAAATCAAATGGTTACATGTTATGGGCTATTATAGGCGCGAGTGATATTTTTACTAAAATTTGTGAGAAAGGGGCCCCACCCCCCTCCCCGCAATTTCCGTGCCAGCACCCCCCAGGGTAGGGTATGGCATTTGCGCGTAGTTGTGGTAATTTTGACAGACATTGACAATTTTGACAACTTGTCGTGACACATGTCACTGACAACATATGTCAGAACTTCCCAATACATGTCAAGACATGTCACATTCCTTGGCACCCGTCCTGCAATACATATGTTTGCGCGTGACAATAACTTAAGAGTCCAACGCGCCTTGCAATGGGTCTGCCTACCCTGCCTTGAAACAGGT